GGAAGAATTGAATTATTATATCACGTATTTTCTATTTGTCAACTTCTTTTAATACGAATTTTCCACCGTAGGCTAGTTCACAGTAACGATGGACATCAGCTGAATTTGTCAAGACACCACCGTGTTCTTGTGTAACCCTATATTTTCTAGGACAAGGTTCAGGTGAGGTAAAAGCAAAGTACGAAAAAAGGCCGACTCCAACAATCAATAAATTTATAGTTGTAATCATGTTTATAGATTCGCTGTAAATTGTTTGTCTGTAATAGCTTGTAACTTCTTTACTGCTTTGATTGGAGCAGCATCCATTTCCTTAGTCCATACTGTTCTAATATCTGGATACCAAAATCCAACGGAACGTTTTGGAGTACCATCAGGGTTGTACGCCATTGCAATCACTCTCGGCACTACCTTGTGTTCCTCATTTGCTCCAGAGAACATTCCAATCCAATCACCAGATCTCAAATAGTATTCACAATATCTAATATATGCCTTGCGAGATGCGGCCTGCATTTCTGCCCTTCTTTGTTCTTTTTCTCCAATATGTCTGCCTCTTCCCTGTTTACCTAAAGCAGCAACCATTTCCTTGTTATGTTTGATCCACCCTTTAACATTTTTAAAGGAATAAGTATCATCATCTGGAAGAACAAGAACACGTTCATTCACATTTTTATATTCTGCTGGTTTTCGTTTCTTTCGCATATCTTTCATGCGTTCCCGAAGTGCTTCACGTTGTTCTTCCGTAATCTTACGAGTTCGTTTTATTTTCATCGGTTTTCGTTCTATTTTCACTTTCTTTGTCATTGCGATTTTTTCTCCTTAGTTTTTTCAATATTTCCTCTGATTGTTTCTAACATCATTGTCCATTGTTTTGCAGTAGTTTCAATATCATAGTGCATATCATAGTATTGTTTTTGAAATGCAAGACCAGCCTGAACTGGTGGTTTCCAAAAATTATCAATTGCATCTTTCAGAACATACGCAAACTTCCTTGCGTGTTCTGTTTTATCTTGAACAAATCCATACATCCATGCAAAATTAGCACACGTTTCTGGAAGGACTCCAAGATTTGGACATACCACAATACATCCTGCACTCAATGCTTCGATTGCAGATATACATCCTGTTTCTGGATAGACATTTGGATATGCAAGGATATGTGTTTGTTGTAATGCTGACCGAATTTCATCATTAGAAACTGTTCCATGATAATTCACATTTGGTGTTTCTTTACAAGCATTATAAAGAGGTTCCCATTCTTTGTCTTGTTCTTCCCAACCATATATCTTAAAACTTGAATATATGTCAAGTTCGACATTCTCCAATTTCAACGCCTTAAATGCACCAATCAATACATCTAATCCACGATGTGGTGTGGAAATATATGCAAGTCGAATCGGGCCGTCTTTTGGTTTGGTATGTATTGGAATTGGTTCTATTGCGTTTTTGAGAACAACACTCTTTTCATATTCAACATCGAGATCCATATTATATTTTTCAAGTGACCAATCAGAAGGAAATACAAATCGTACAAACTTGTCACGATAAGTTTTATCTTTTAAAAATTGTACTTCTGGATCTTTCGATGTGTCCTGAAACCAAAGGATTTTTGGTTTATCTTCATATTCACGAACCCTTGAAAGAATGATCTGAAAGTAGTTCCAGAGGTCATCAGGCACTCTCTCCTTGACTCTTTGATAAATTAACTCACTTCCACCCTTTGCATTCTTTGATTGTTCAACCACATCTCCGTCAGGTGGTGGTGGTGGGAGGCCCTGTTCTTTTCTTTTCCGAATTTCTTTTATTTTAGAGTCATCAAACTTCATCATGCTCATGAAGATTCTCCAATCTTATCAAGAGCCTCTATTCTTTCAAGTGCTTCTAGAGATTCATTATTTTCTTCTGTAGGTGGTTCTGGTGTTTTCTTTCCAAAAAACTTTAGAACCGCCTGTAAGATTTTATCAAACATATTTTATTTCCATTGTATTATTATAACAAATCGTTTAACAAATGTCAAGTTTTTTCTTAAAAAAGTTTACCTTGTTCAATACCATGTAACTTATATTGTAATTTTCCATCATGAAATACTTCAACATCATCACCATCTAATTGTTTGGTTGCGGCTTCGTTATCTGCATCTATTTTATTAAATTTCAATATTTGTCCATTTTTTGTTTCAACTAGATAAGGGTTTTGCTCATTGGGGGTTCGCATAACTGTTCCTTTAAGTGAAATCCTGTCTTACAAATGTAAAATGAATCTACAATGTCAGATACAGGGTTAGAAATTTTGGTTGATTTAGGAGACAACTGACTCTTTAAATCAACATGTGATTCTGACAAAAACGTTTCATACATTAATTCTTTATTGGCATTTCCTTTTCCTGTAGCGTGTTTTATAATTACTGTAGGTGGGATTGTAACATATTTGAATCCGGCTTCTTTAAGTTGTTTTTTGAGGATTCCAGTATTCTCTCCAATATTGAAAACTCTACCTGTCGCTGCAAATGCATAATCTTCCAAATAAACTCTATCTACCCGGCCATCAAACCATCGAATACATTCAATAGTCCACGATGCAAGTTTACTAAACCGATCAATATCATCCGTATATTCTGGATAATCATATGCAAATATCTTACTCAATGATTTATGCGACTTGTTCTGTTTCAAAAAATGAAACTTACAATTTTCAAATTTTATCTCATTATCAATTATTTTTGCTACACATACTGCGGGCGATGTTAATGAATAATCAATTCCAGCGACAAATTTAATCTTCTTCAAAAATTTCGTCATAATAAGGTTCCATTAATATTCCACAAAAAGAACAATGGAATGCATGTTCTTCCTGTCTGGTTTGTATGTCATCTGAATCGTATATCATGGTATATTTCACATTACAATTGTTGCACTCTACATCCAATTCAACTTCCATGTCTCTCCAATTAAAGGTCTACAATCTCACATCCACTTTCTGCTGAACAGGCAAGTTCTTGTGATGCTACCGTATAATCTTGCTGTTCATAATTAGACAATTTTGACCAATCTACTTTCTTTGGTATTTTGACCAACAATTCATTATATTCTTTTTTAGTACAATCTTGATATGGCGCTTGTCTATATGTATGTTCACTAAAAGGTAAGAATGAAATACCACTAATTGAATCGAAATTGTTCCATACCCATGCACCAACATCAAACCATTCGTGTTCTTTAACAGAAACCGTAATAGATGGTTTATGTTCACACCAATGTTGTTGATATATAGTCCAAAGTTGTAATTGTTCAATTGCAGTCATATCTTTACGACAAATTGCACCTTTGGGACTTTCCATTGGAAAAGAAAAAACAGTTGTGTGTTCTGGTTTAGTTACATCTGGTTCGTTTGGAAAATCCGCCCCTTTCATCATTTTACAAAGAGGGTCTTTGTTGTCTGCTCTTACAGTTCTGATATAATAAGGATTATGCCTGGCATGAATACCAGAAGCACTATCAACAAGCTGACTAACAGTACCAGAAGGTTTGACACATGTAATGGCTGCAGATCTTTTGATTCCAAGTTTGTCTGCCCATTCTTTGTTTGTTTCGACTGCAATTTTTCTGAGATCATCTAAAAGTTCCTCCAATCCTTTTTTTCTACCATTAGTCAAAGGATTATCTAAAATGCCGGTAAGTGAAACACCAAGAAGTCGTTCTTCGGTGCAATTTTTTTCCCACTCTTTGGTAAGATATCTGAAGTTGGTAAGAGTGGATTGGAATGTGCCAAGGATAGTTGCAGTCCTGACTTTCTTAGAAAGAGATTCGGTAGTGTCCCATCTTCGGATAACGCATTCCGACAAGTTGCAAAATTCTCTGCTTCGCAGAATAATCTCACTGCATGGGTTAGTTCCAAAGTCATCTCTTGGTTCTCGTCTGGTAACAAATCCTCCATTTCCATCTGGTTCCTTTTCGTTTAGTGCTAGTACTTGATTTTTTGCCGACAAACCATTATAAATTCCACGTTCTCCTGACTTTGAATCATAGAGAGATAACCATTCTCGCATATAAGTCCCAACATCGGGCCGTTCTTTATAATTAACTGAATTGTTTGCTAGTGCCCGTTGTACATTAAGTTTATACCATTCTCCATGTTTTGCAAACCTCATTTCTCTATCATTGAGATCTGAAAGACTAATAAGAGCACTTCTACGAACACCCCCCACCACAACTATTTCTGCAATTTTACAAACAATATCATGACATTCGATGGGTCTAAGTTTTCTCCCTGCCGAATCTTGAAATATTCTTGATGCAAAATGAAACAAATCATCTAGTGGTTGTGGGCCAGAAGCTCTTCCACCAAATGTTTTCAGGGG